ATAATAATTGACCATATTCTTGGTCTACTTCCATGCCCGCCATTTCCATTTCAGCAATAACGGTAACAAGCGGCATTTCAATTTCTTTAGCTATACGCAACACATTAGCTAAGTCGGGGTCTTTAAGCTTAGCTATTTGAATTTCAGCTAGTTTGTCTGTCATATATGGGTCGGTAGCTGCATATAATGCAAATATGTCTGGATCAACATCGGCGTATTCAACACCCTCAAATAGTTTATCGATGCTGTATTTTTCTTGTTCTGAGTCAACTTGTTGAATATATAAATCTTTTAAGACATAGGTATATTTATTTTCATCAAGTAATTTTTCGATGATTAAGGTATCCCAATGAATAATAATGCATTCACCGGTTGTGCATTTAAGAACCGAATAATCAAACTTTCCATTATGTGTTTCAGTGAATATCTTTGCATCAATTAAGCGTCTAATACCTTCCGCTATATCTTTTTCATTTAGCTGCCAAGGAAGTCTTTCTTTTGTGTCTGGATTCCTATGATTAACTGGAATATAAACCTGTTTTGCACCAGGGGTATACAAACATAAACCCATCAATTTGCATGTTATTGGGTCTAAGTTGTTGTTTGTTTCAGTGTCTATGGCTACTCGACCTTTTTGAATACAGATATCTAAATAACGATGAAAATCATCTTTTGTTTTAATAACAATAACATTATTTTTTTGCTTCCCTAAAATTCTATAAACTTCTTTGGTTATAATATCTAGCTTTTCTTTTAGTGGAATAGCTTTACTTTTTATTTGCTTTTCAACAGAGGTGTTTGTTTCTTTTTGTTTTGTTATTTTATCTGTAATAGTTTTTACTTTTTCTTTTTCTTTGGGAATAACAAATTCTTCTCCCCACAAACTATCTAAACCCATTATGTTCCTCCGATATTGTGTATGTATTATTATACAATAATCAAGCTACAAAAAAAGCAGCTTATACTGCTTTTATTTTTATTTGAATTCATCAACCTTAAAATTGATACCGAGTTGTTCTACGTTGTTGGTCATCTGGTGTGCTGACAGATGGCTGAGCAGCTGGTTGTTGAGCGATTGGCGCTGGTTGCGCTGCCGGTGAGGGCTGTGTTGCTTGTGCGGGAGCTGTTGCTGTTTGGGCAGGTGCTGTTTGAGCAGCGGGAGCTGTCTTTGCTTGGTTATTTGCGGATGGATTCAATGCCTCATTATACTGCTCAAGACTCTTTGATAAAATTTTAACTGGATCAACCTTATCTAATTCTGTAAAATCAGCTTTGTAGATAGCTGGGTTATATACCGTATTATTCATAACAATGCTGATTGTGTAACGTGTTGCGGTACCGCTTCCGTTGCGTTTAATCTTAAACAAATAATTAGAAATATCACCATATTCTTGCATTAAATTTTTGACATCAATGTCTGCAAAGGCTGCTGGTCTATCCCACACCGCATTGAGAAGCTTCACATCACCTGATGTTTCATCAACAACATAGGCAATTAATTTTGCGAAAAATCGCGTATCGAGCTTGATACCCTGAGCGCAGAACGGACAGCCGTCTCCAACACAGCGAACTCTTGATGGATATCTCTTATTTGGGAGGGTGATTGAATGAGTCGTTTCGAATGTTAGGTCAGCCATTGCGCGATATGGGAATCTCACAACAACAACATCGCCATCTTCTTTCAAATAGGCATTGAGAAAATGTACTTCTGGTCCTAGGCCTCCGTTTGGGTTTGTGCTTTTTTGTGCTTCTCGTTGAGCTGCATAAGCGTCGTATTTAAAACTTGCCATAATCTTTCTTTTTTTCTCCTTTTATGTAGTTTTCGTATATTTTACAATACACAATAATATACAGTTTCTAAACTTATATTAAATGTCTTGTTAAAACCTATTCTCTGATTCATGTATACATTCCCAAAATTGATTTTCATCTAAATCATTAATATCTTTTTTACCAGTTTTTGAAATATCAACATCAACCAGCAAAATATCTTTTCGTATTTTTCTTATCAGAGTTTCTTTAAAACGTTTTCCTGCCTCATCATTATCGAAAAACAAATATAGTATTCTTATGATAGATTTGTTTAACAGCTCGATTTGATAATCTGATATAGCTCCAATAGTTGCTATAGCTGGAAAACCATATACACAAGATGTTAATGCATCTATTTGACTTTCTGCAATAATTACCTTATCAATATTATTTTTTTTTATAAAATTGTACAGATAAAGCGGTTTCTGCTTGTTTTTATCAATAATAAATCGCTTACCTTCAACGCTTCTTCGAGTTAGCATAACGAGCTTATCGTTTTCATCATAAACCGGGAATACAATACTTTCTGTTTTTGGATCATATTTAATTTTAAATAATTCTATAATTCTTTTAGTCAATTTTCGTTGAATCATATATGGGTGAAAGCTTTCAAAAGTATCTAAAATTGATTCACTTAAAAACTGCTGTTTGTTATTACCTTTAAGGTCTATCGGGGGTAGATCTATAAATTCTTCTTCAATAGTTTCGTTGGAATAATTTTCAATTAACCATTTTTCCGCCCACACATCTGATTGGTCGAACGCCATTGCCACAAAATGAACAAATGAGCAGTATGTCTGGCAGGTGAAGCAAGAATATGTTCCGTAGTTAACCCGATCGGTTGAATCTCCAATATATATGTCTGCTGATGGTCTTGATTCATGACCACCTTTATGATCTGTATTAACACAAGAAACACGCACGTTATTACCCATTGGTTTTATAACTGCTAATTTACCATTAAAAATAGAACCTTTAATGTCCTTAATTATATTTATCAGTGGCGTTGATATTTTGGTGTTACGAACTTTTAGATGTTCCATAAGCGATATTAAAATACATCCTCATCATTATATTCTAAATTGTTTGAATCATGCATATCACGAATATTATCGTCGGGCTCGATTACTGTGTCCATAGTCGCTAGAGCGTCTTTCTCTCCAGGGATGTATTCAAAAATTCCGCGATTTAGATCCACGCGGTATGATAATATTTGCCCAGCACCTGATTGTCTAGATTTCTCCACGTATAGACGCATCAAATCATCTTTTCTTTCTAAAAAAATAATAATTGAACTATCTTGCCCAATTTTATCAGCTCGAGCAATTTGGGTTGTGCTAAATCCATTTTCCACTTTTTCTCGATTTTGCTGTGCAACACAAATGATTAGAATACGTTTAATCGTTTGTAACATTTTAATGTCAGTGGAAATGTTTGCTGCAACTGCCACGTCTGTCTTACCATTTCGTTCATCTTCTAATAATGAGTGTTGGTCTACAAATAGTATATCTAATTTATATTTTTCAACAAAAGCTCTTAATGCTGACACCGTTGCTTTTCCCCGAATTTGTTTTGGAGTTAAGACAAATAGATTTCCCTTACATTCAGCATTTAGTTTGTCCAAGAATTTTTTATAATCATTTTTAACAGAACATCCACCATGAACCAAAGCTCCGTTGCTGATATGTCCAAGTAAAGCATCAACGCGATAACCAACTGCATCTTCACTCATCTCACCGCTGTATAGTCCAACACGCCTTCCATTGAGAGCTGCTGAGGCCGCACATTTATCTAATACCCACGACTTACCGACACCATTTCGTGCAACAATTGTGGCAACATCTTCGTTAACATCCCAACCGCCGAAAATTATGTCTAGTTCTTTAAATCCTGTTGTAATAAAATATTTATCTAAATTATTAATTTTATCTAAATATGAATCGAAGCGGTGCGTGTCGTGCAATAAATCTACAGCGCTTAAATTAATAAACTCAGTTGATTCATCTGCAGCTCGCTTCAATATTGCTAAAGCTTCTTCTACTTTACCGTCCATAATAAGTTGTCGTGCTTTAGTATAGTTACCAGCTAAGAATCGCTTGTTTTTATCACGCATCAATTCTGATAAAAGATAATCAGATGATTCTGTTACTTTCATAACTTGAAAATCTGGAAATACATTTAAGAACGTTTCAATGTCTGGGATGTTACCATATGTATTCAAATGAGAACGAATAAAATTATATTCGCCACTATAATCAGAGAAATAGTCATCCGTTAGTCCATTCAACGTGATTATCGATGCGTCTTTTGAACCTAAAATATAATTAAGCATCTGTGTCTGTATCATTAATTATTGCCTCCTAAAGCAAGCCCTCTTTTATCACCACCGCGGAATTCAATGTTATAGCCTGAATTACAAATCCTGCTTGCTAATCTATCACCTAATGCTTCATGCAACTCTTTGTCATCCAGATTAGATGTAAATATATTTGCTTTACCCTTAGAAATTCGTGATTCAATAATACTCAATAGATTTTCTCCCTCATATACCGTAGAATTTTTTGTTCCAATATCATCCCAGATAACAAGGTCACAATCATAGACATTTTCTTTTACGTGCTCGACATAATCCGATTTGTTTGAAATGTTATCTTTTAACTTCAATAAAAACAGTGGAACATTAATAAATAAAGCTCTACATTTTAGGTCAGTTCTTAACCATATCCTATTAAAATAGGTCTGCAACAAGCGTATAGACCAGCTTGATTTACCATTTCCTGCTTGTCTGGAATGAATATATAATTGATGCCCATTACCAACAAACTCTAAAACATTATCTTGAATTTCTTTTAACTGTTTGAATTCAACTAAATCAGTTCCATCAGCATCTGTTTTTAATGGAATGTTTTTACGAAGCTTCATAGAAATTCCAGCTTCATTATACAAATAATCTAATTTAAAAAGTATTAAGCAACCCTTTTTATCATTACAGTGAAGATGTCTACAATTATCTCTTAACCAGCAATCTTTTGCGTCTATCATTATTTATCCTTTTACAGCAGCTCGCTTCGTATATAATCATACAAGATATTTATATCATTATCATTATCTCTAATATTCATAAGCATTCTTCCCAATATATTTTTACCTGAACCTTTATAAACGCCCCAATATGTGTCTCCCCAGTAGTTATCTTGAATTATATCTTCAGTTATTGTTTTAAGCTGAGCAAATAAAAACTTATTGGAAAACTTTGCGTGTAAAGCATTCGCCATAGCAATTAATTTATAATTATCCCAATCTGCGACAGTTATTTTTAGTTTATCTTCCATTCGTTTAGCTTCTAATCCTTTTACTTGTGAAAACTTATCAGCTATATCTGGATTTTTCTGTGCCTGATAAGCTGCTTCAACGTTTAAAAACTTGCATTCTTTATCACCAATAACTAATGTAATTGGACTAATATGAAAGGTACTTAGAAAAAAATATTCATCTTTAAATAACATATTAATCAGCTCCTTTTACCTATTATAATATACAATTTTTAACACTTATCAACCAAATAAATAAAAAGTAACTTCCCAAACTATGAAAGGATAAGTTAATTTGGGATGTTACTCATAAAATTTAGCAACATCTTGCATCAAATTAGCTATTTCTTTCTTTCTTATTTATAACTTTATCTATAGCTTCTCGGTGAATATCAACAATGTTTTTAAGAACTCCGCTTTTCATGATGTTTTTCAGACTTACCGGTGAGTATCCAACCCAGTCGGCACATACATTGAATCGTACTAAATTATCTTTTTTGATTGTGTCTAAATAGTATTCTGACATATCATTTATAGACATATCTGCATCATAGCGTTTTAAAACATATTTTTTAAAATCAGTTCCATTATGATCGTGTCCGTGGATATTAAATGTATATGGTGTCTCTAATGTTTCGTGACTCAACATGATTTTCTCATTTATCATTAAAGCGCCTTCATAGACTTCATCGAATAAGTTATTATCTTCTTCATAAGTTCCACCAGCTGAGCCGTCTTCATAATAATACCACTGATCATAAGAAAATAATCCGCTTGTGTGCTTTATTTTAATTACATTAGAACCATTCCATTTTATGTGACCATGAATAGCTGCAATATCACTTAAATCATTTTTTTCATCATGTCCTGGAATAATTTCACCATTTATTAGATAATGAGTAATTGTTTTTCTTTGATAATTACTAGCACCGCGGTCATGATTCCCTAAAATAAGAATTTTATATCCCGCCTTCAGCTTTTTAATGTAGGTTAAATCTCCGACATCTCCTAATAGAACTAATGTGTCGTTTTTAGATACTTTTATATTGATTCTATTAACTAGTTCATCATCTGAAATACTTCTAATTGTCTTCATTTCATCATCACCAAAATGAGTATCAGCAATAAACCAAATACTGCCTATCCATTTATTAAAACAGCTGTAAAGAAATTTATTATTCATTGTTTTCACCATCTTTATCGCAGCATTTTCCTTGCGCATCTTCGTCAGAGAACTTAATGGTATGTTCTTTTAGATAATCATTAAACGCTTTATTTTCAAGCTCATTTGTCCACGTTTCATAAGCAGTCTTAACCCAACCAGGATTATTTTTCAAGAAGTCATTTAATCTTTCTTTATAATCATCTTCGTCATAACACATTTCAGAATGATTGTCTGGAAAAAACTTTTCAATCATAACTGTTTGGTCTTCTTCAATGAATTGGAAATGACCGCCATACTCTCCAGACCATGGAATCTGGTTCCACTCAATTATAAACGCATGACAATCAACCGGTTTAATATGAATATCATTATAATCTTCACTCTTACCATAACATTGTTTTAAAAGAATATTTAAAAACTCAATCATTTCGCCTGAATCAACTTGCTCTTCATTAAAATACATACTATTCATTATTTTGTTTCTCCTTTATTGAACACAACAATTTTTCAATCCATAATCTTTCTCGTCTTGATAGTACAACATCACTGTATTGAATTTCAAAAAAAGATTCATTTTTTTCATCAAACAAGGTCACAAACCAAACATGGGTTGGATTTCTCCAAGCTTGATATGATTTTGCTTTTTTGCACATCGTTCGAATTTCTTTTTTATCTGTGTTCATAAATAATTTTCCAATATAATATATTATACAATTTATAAATAAAAATAGCTGCAGTTTCTTGCAGCTATATGCCTCAGTGTTAATTTTATTTTGCTACTTGAACCAAAGGTCTTGTAATAGGCGCATTACTTTTTCAGCGTTATCTAAAACGTTATGTCTATTATTGTAGTAGGTGTAATCTCTAACCACCCTGCCGTCTTTTGATTTATATGTGTAATGGAATCCTTGATCAGGATGTTCTGATAACCATTTATTAAGTTTTTCAGTAGCGTCTTTTTCAAGAACCGCAAGTGATTTTTCAGCTTCGGTAACTTTTGCCTTATATTCATTATAAGCATTAGCGACCACTTCGTTAAGATTAACTTTGCCTTCTTCGTATACATCAATAGCATTGTTCACAATATTAGCAGCATTACGTTTAGCTAACGTTTCAGCTTCTTTTTTGGCTTCGGCTTCTTTCATTTCTGTTTCTGCTTTTACTAATGCATCAACCGTATCAAACGGCTTGTTTAGAATTTTGCTGTAATAGCTGTAAGCCACTTTTGTTTCTTCTTTTTCTTTTGCATTTAAAATTTTTTCCATAATAACTCTCCTTTTAGTTTTTTTGATGTTTGCAGATAAATTCCTATCTCTATCTACATAATTTTTTTGCATAATAACGAAGCTGAGGCTCCTTCGCTTTTATGCAAACTGGTCGCGGGGGGAAGGATTTGAACCTCCGACCTTTGGGTTATGAGCCCAACAAGCTACCAGACTGCTCTACCCCGCAAAATTTACTGCCGTTGCCAACACGGACTTCTTCGTACAGCTGTTGGGCACTTGTTACTATCTAAGGTACCTAGCCTTAATTCTCCACTCTTGGCTTTTTTGTGCAGCTGAAGTTGGGTTTGGGCAGTTTTTCTTCTGCGTCTCACCGCATAATATATAACTAATAATATATTATACAATAAATCTAACATATATATATATTTTAGCATTAAATTTAATAAGTATGGCGGAGAGCACTGTTGCTGCCACAGATACCTTGCGATACGCAACGCTTAGCGGGTGTGCTCCAGACTGTCTGAATTTACTCTCCGTTGGCACCCCAAGCAGGACTCGAACCTACACGTTTCTTCGTTCGTAGCGAAGTGGCATCTCCATTTACCGACAGGGGTATTAAAGCATCTGTAATTAGAATATTATATAATAAGTGCATATTTTTATCAACTATTTTTTAATAATTGGAGAATCGGGCGGGAATCGAACCCGCTTAGCTGGTGTTGCAGACCAGAGCCTAACCGTTCAACCACCGATTCAGTATATTAATATACAAGCAGCCTCTATACATTAATTAAGAATATTTTTTTTAACAATTTCGAGAGCTTTTGATAAGGTTTCTTGTTCTGATAGCCCTACAGTATCAAGAATTGAATATGGTATATCAAATTTATCACATAAAGCAGTTAATTTTGAGATATATGTTGTATTAAGTTTTCTGAAGTAATCTTTATTAGCCTCAAAATTATCAATTTCTTGTTGTCTTCCGCGCTGCATAATTCTCTGCTTGAATGTTTCCCAATCAATTTGTATTATGATGTAAAAGTCTGGTTTGCGAACATGTTCTACATAATTATTAAATATTCCGTTATACAGCTCTAACAATTCTGCGGACAAATTTTCTTCAGCAAAAATTAGGTTTTCAATAATATGTTTATCAACAATTACTGAATTAATGTACTCTTTTTGACTTGACCAGTGGTTATGTAAAAAATACAGCTGTAACAACATCGACACATTTTTAACACCTTCATATAATCATTTTAATATTGTGTTAAATACAACATCATCTTCGGCAAATTCATCCATTGCGGGAATATTTAGTGTTTTAGATAAATTACGAACTAACGTGCTTTTTCCCGACGCAGTCATTCCACCAACAGCTATTTTTATGTTTTGCATATACATTATCCTTTTATATTTATTGAATCGTTAAAATATTTATTAGAATATAATCGATGATAGTATTTTCCGGCAAGTATCCAGATTTTAACAAATAATCTATTGATGTTAATTTTTCATAAGCAGTTACAAGGCTCTCGGCGCCGTATTTGTGCGCTAGATTATACTTAAGATATTTGAACTGTTTTTCAGAACATAACATTGTTTCTGACCATTGGTTATAAAATTTAGCTTCTATAATTACCTTGAATTGTTTCAGCAAAGCATTACATACCCCAATCGGTTCTATATCAATCCACCTAATATTTTCTAAAACCTCAGTTATGGTTGTATAATCTCTATTAACAACTGCGGTAATAAAATTGAATATTGTCAGATTGTTTAGGTCACAAAACATATTTTCTTCATTCATTTCATTAAATAGTAACTTTTGAAGCTCACCGCTAAATATACTTAGCTTATCACATTCTTTTTGCAAACGATATATATTGTATTTGCTAATCTCACATAACCATCTTGCTTGAGGCTCAGACAGCCCTGGAGCGCGCGTCTTTACATAATCCTCTATTTGCCAGTTTGTGAGCTTATCTATCTTAACTACATTTATATCTTTGTTGGTATTTATAATCTGTTTGCATATAATGATGAGATTTTTTAACTCAGGGTCAACATATTCATCTAATTTGTCTACCTCATACACATATATTGTTGATGGCGCATTGTCAAATAATTTATCATCGCCAGTTATGTCTGAAATTTTATTAATATTAAGTTTTTCTAATCTCTTGTTCTTAACGATTTGGTTAATATATTGGTGACAAATGAAGGTATTATCTTCATACACCAAAATGATGGGTGCATCGTCTAGCGTATTTGTTTTGATTTTTTCTTTTAATTTCTTATTATCCATTAACTAAGCACCTTTAGCCATTTTCCATAATTTCGTTATATAATTGTTGAAGAATATCTCTCTATTTAATCTCTTATCTACTAACTGTTTACGCTGTTCTCTCGTTAGTTCATACATTTTTAACATCAACTTGTTATCTGTTTTAATGAACGCCGAGAACAGGCTATAACTAAGGGAATCTAAGAATATGTCGAAGTCAAACTTATCAAAAGAATCTTTAAAGTTAATTTTAGATGCTATTGATAAAGTATTAGCGTAATTAGCTTTGTCCAATTTAGAAATTATTTTATTGCATGTTTCAACTATGTCGTTAATGTTTCGGGTATTTGTTGTCAATATCTTACCGGGTGATTTAATAACCTGTAAAATTAAATCTGAATCATCATTACCTGATATAAATGTTTTTAGCTCATCTTTTGTGTAATTTTCAAACTCGAATACAACACATCTACTTATAATTGTTTCTAGAACCATATTTTGATTTTCACTTAACAGCATGATAAAGGAATTTTTAAGTGGTTCCTCAATGAATTTCAACATTATATTCTGTTCTTTTTCTGTCATTTCAGATAAATCGATTACATAAATATAAGGGTTAGGATTTCTATATATTTGATCTATGAGTTCACTTGAAATTGTTTCTGTTATATCTATTACAGGAAGCTTTAAGATATTATTATTGATATGCTGAATAAGGGTATGTTTTCCCATGCCTCGCTCTGCAACAAAAAGGGTGGACCTTGGAAATGTATCTATTGTAAAATTGTTTATAATTGTTAATAATTTCTTTTGACCAATCATGCATTGTCCCCCCCTCTAAATAAACATATAATGGTATTAGTTTTTTATTTACAGGTTATTTTATTTGGATTGTGCTGACACCAATCACATGGCGAGTCCCCAATATATGTACCTTTGCTGAGGTCTGGCTTGCTTGGGCAATTATCACAAGGATTTTGATTGATTTTATCATAAAATTCATTAAGTGTTCTTTTGTTTAAGTCATCATTTCCACGAGGGAATGGATTAAAGGGGTTAAAATATCCGTTATCATTAAAGAATTGGCAACCAACCTCTAAGGTAAAAAACGATGTATCGATTCCTTCTGCTCTTGCTATATTTCTTAAAGACATAACTTTTTCTGAAAATTTTTTGTAGTCTTCTATATATCTGCAAATTGTGCTGTGTCTGCATCTTGAACAATTAGTACTCATCTTGTTATTCTCCTTTTTTATTGCGATGTTTTGCTTTTCGTGTATATTTAGTTTTATCTTTATATATAATGTGTGGATATTTTATTTGAGCTGCAAGGTGTTCTTTATTAGGGATCTCTTTTGTAACGGAAAAGGTTTTTCCTCTATCATGAATATTGATTTTAATTTTCATATATAAGCACCACCTTTTATCATTATCTAATATATAATATTATACAATGAAAAAAGAATCAACATTAAATCAGTTTTATATTACTTTATTACTAGCGTGTCGGTATCATCTTCAGGATAAGTGTCTGTTAGAACGTTTTTAATAAATGTATTATTACGTTCTTCCACCAATTCTTCAACTTCTCTATTAACCCTACCAACCTCTTTTTGTAACGCTTCTAAATCTTTATCTATATATCTGTGCTCTAAATACTTTTTATAATTATTGTTAGCCAGGTTTTTATCTATAATAGCTTTTAGTCGCTTTAAAGATAATCGTTCAAAAGGATTCAATGCAGATTCATCTGAGAATTCACCTAATAGTTCATATACGCCCTGAGAATATTCAAAGCAAATTTCTTGCAGTTCTTGAACCTTGCTCTCAAGTTTTTTTATTGTTTGTTCTTCTACCGCACTAGGATCGGCAGCCTCGACGGCAATAGTTAAACCATCATCAAACCCGGTCAGGTCGACTACAGAGAAATTTAAATATTTTTCATCGACGGTTTCTTTTGTTATATCATAGTAGTCATGAGTTACTTCACCAGAATAGATAATAACATTTTTTGCAGGCGTTTGCCAATGACATCCTACACCAATAATATCTAAGTTAAATTTTTTTACAGCACCTGATTCTAATAAATCTTTTAGTTTCATAAAATATCTCCTTTATTCACCTCTGCATAACATTATTAATAATGCCTCGATGGTTGTTTTTGGGTTAGGGTCATATTTGATAGCATTTTTAACCTCTAAGACTTTTTCTACCAGTCGTTTTGAGAACTCTAATATGTCTTGAATGTTTGAATAACCCAAGCATCGATGTTCTAAACTTGTTGGAATCTTTAATAGTTTCATGTTCTTGAATATGCAATACTTCGTTAAATCTATTACAAATTCAAGATATTGTTCAACAAACAATTTTAAATCATTTCCTGCATTATAATAGTTGTCGATGGTTTCTAAAATATATGCTTCATCTTTATTCAAAATTGCTCCAGTTAAATCAAATAATGAATCATATGAGAAATTACCTAAGCATTCTAATACATTACTAATAGATAAATCATAGTCATAATTAGAGCATTTTTCTAGATATGCGATACTTTGTCTAACAGAGCCATTACCAAGTTTGGATAAGTAGTCACAAGCTTCTAAATAATTTGTGAAATGTTCTTGTTCACAAATATAAATCAATCTATTTCTAATGAGGTTTGTATCAACTTTAGAAATATTGAATCTCATAGTTCTATTCATAATTGTTTCAGGAATCTTTTCCGCATTTGTGGTGCAGAACATAAATATTGTGTACTTAGGCGGCTCCTCAATGCATTTGAGGAAAGCTTGCCATCCCTGCGAGGTTACCGCATGACATTCATCCACAATAAATATTTTATATTCACTATCAATACTTCTTTTTGTTGCATCATCAATTATGTCGCGGACAGCATCAACACCATTGTTAGAAGCTGCGTCAATTTCAATGGGTTCTCCTTGACCTTTATTAATCATAGAAGCTAATGTACGACATAATGTCGTTTTTCCTGTTCCTGACGGTCCTGAAAATAAATAACAATTAGTAATATTATTTGATTCTAATTGCCTTTCTAAGATTCTAATGACTGATTTTTGCCCCAAAACTTCTTTAAATTCTGTAGGTCTATACTTTACTGGAAGGCTTTGCATGTTCACTTTCATCTTCTTTCATATTAATATACAATTGATTTCAAATATCCATTATAGTTTTTCAATAATATCGATGTTATCAAGACATAGCCAACCAGACCAGTATATAGCTAAATCTTGCTTACTTATAATGTCATAACCAACGCCAACAATCTTAATCATATTATTCATCTTTTTATTAACATCGATTTTCAAATAGCATGTTTTAGGAAAAGATCCATTATTCCAATTAGTTATAATGGCGCTATTAGTAAAAGCTGAATCTTTAAGATGAATGATATAACCAGAATCTTCCTCTATTTTAATATCAACGCGGCGTTTTATAAAATATGTGTTAGTTTCAGGGTTGTAATTAGACAGATTCGCATTTTGAACTTTTTTTAATTGTTGTTCTATTACTTTACTTACCATGTCTATTTATTTTCAAGCAAATATACCGCAACCATGTCGGCTAAATGAATTAACGTTGCTAGAGAATATTTATTATAGATAGCGCTGATATCTTTGATTATTCCGTTGTTGTCATTGATGAAGTGGTGATTAATTATGGCAACACTTTCTTCATAAGTCATCGGCGCATATTTGCTAATAAGAAACATGCTGTTTGTACCATGTTCTCCGCCAATAAAGCGTTCATCTACTTCTTTAACTTTATAAGCTTCCATAGCAAACCAATCAAACTTACCCAAATTATCATGCTTAGTTCCAGATGGTAAATAAACCTTTTTATTCATCGTGTATTTCTCATAAAAATTAGTTTTTGAGAGGTCATGTAATAAACCTACGATAAGTAAACTATTTGCATCATATTTTCCAGGCGCATATATATTAGATAATCGAATTAACTCGTTATAAACATTTAAACTGTGGAGGCATAAACCACCTTCAAAGTGGCTGTGATAAAGTGTAGATGCAGGAGCAGTAAAAAAATCACTAGTTAATAGAAAATTAGTAAGTCCAGCAATATCAGCCCCCTCAATTTTAATTTGCGAGAGCAGGTCTAAAAATGTTTGTTTATTCTTATTGACTTGTTCTGGGGTTAACATTATTGAATAACCTCCCAATCTTCAGCTAAAACGTTGCGAACAGTTAAATCAAAATCTCCAACATCGATTTCCTCTCCGCTGGCAAGGTGCGTAGTTAATTTTCCAGTTATAGCATCAATAAACCAGTAACCTTTAAAAGCTGGACGCTTAATTTTTTTACCTTTTAACATTTCAATATACGCATTTTCAAATTTCATGGTGATTCTATAGTCCTTTCATTTATATACTATATTATACAATAAAAAGCTAGACATTAAGTCTAACTATCTATAAGTTTTATTTTGCTGTTAAAGGTTAACAATCCCAGAATTCAATTTTTTGAATTAGAAACTATAAATTTGTCGATGAAATATTCAAATCAGAGAAAAATCCCACGTCAGTTTGAGAGCTGGTGCTCCACTCGTAGCTCTAATTTGATTGTTTG